GAGGAAGTGCCGCCGCTCGTGCGCAACATCCTCTGCTTCCTGGTGGCGCACTTCGATCAGTTTCCGTCGGCGACACAGCAAGGCGCCGTGTTGGCGCTCCCGTACGGCGTCCAGATGTTGATGGACGCGTTCAAGTACTCGACGTATCCGTCGCAGGTGCTGCGGCAGTACGGCACCTGGATCAACACGGCCACCTGGTGGCGCCCGTGGCCGTAGTCATCGACATCGGCTCGCTGCGGCAGTCCGTGACGCTCTGGTCGCCGAGCGCGCCTGTGGCGGACGGTGATGGCGGATTCGTGCCTCAGACCTACACGCCACTCGATCCGCCGTCATGGCGCTGCGCGATCGGACCAGCCGCGGCCTCGACGGACGAGCACCACTTCGCGGACACCGTGATCGCGCAGGCGTCGTACGTCTTGACGGGTCGGTATCACGCCGGGATCGGTGTAGGGATGCGCACGGTCTGGACGGATCGCGGTGGGGTCGTGCATACGGCCAACGTGATCGGCGTGGTCGATCCCGAAGGGGCAGGCGTGCAAACCGTCGTGCTGGTGGCGGAAGTGGTCGATGCGCCGGCGCCGGTGACGTCTGATTCGTGGATTCAGGAAGGCTGGACGACGTGAGTCTGACACCGGCCCTATTCACGAGTGCGGCGTCCGACAGTGCCGACGCAACGAAGCTCCGGCCGTCCAACTGGAACCGCGTCGTCAGTCTGCTCAACACGCTGCTGGATACATCTGCGGCGACGGGCGGACTGATGCAGCGGGACTCGAGCGCCGCGAACGGCGCGTCCTGGATCGAGCCGGTCGCCGCGGGTCAGGTCTTGGCGTCAGGTCCGACCGGGTGGAGTGCGTCCCCGAAGGTCACGGCGATCGGCATCGGCGATGTGCCCTACACGAGTGCGGCCACTCGTATTCACAACACGTCAGGACCTGGGCTCGTCATCCAGCTCGGCACCTTGTCCAACACGCGGGCGCCACTCGTGTTCACCCAGACCGATGGCGTAGGTGTCAATACGTATTTCAATTCGTCCTCCGCGTTGGTGACTTGCACCGGCATCGTACTGGCAGGCAATCAGAGCGCTGGGCCAAACTTCTGCGGGACGGTGGATCCGGTGACTGGCGCGTTCACCGTCGCGGGTGTGCCTGGTACCGCCATCACGTCAATGATCGACGTGTATTCGGATGTTGCGACTGGAATTGTCGTGCGCGCCTTTGGTACCGGCGGCGGCGTGACGTATCTGGGCCTGGACAAGGACGGGAATTATACACACGCGATCAAGGAGACCGGCCAGTATCAGTGGGGCGCCGGCGCGAACCTCGCTGCGATGGACGTGGCGCTTGCACGCAATGCGTCTGGTGCGTTGGAGATCAACAGCACGACGCTCGGCACATTTCGTGACCTGCTCTTGCGGAAACTGACGCTATCTGGAAATGCCATTTTCGCCAACAGCACGGCCATACAGTTCAAGGATTCCGGTGGCACTGCCCGAACAGTGCTGGAGTTCGACAATGGCAACATCCTACGCATTATCAACAATGCGTCTGGATCGCCCGTGACCGTTCTCGCGCCATCCTCTGGCGGGCAAATTCGGATTCAGCCGAACGCGCTGAACGCCAACTCGCTGACGTTCTTCGACAGCACGCAGGACTTCTCGATCGGCACGAACGTCGATGTCAATTATCGGCTGCACGTCGGACGGTCCGGATCGTCTGGGACGATGCTCGTGTGCGATACGACGGCCTCGACGGGTGTGACGGGGTGTCGCGTGCGCGAAGGTGCCGCGCAGTCGACGACGGAAGTCTTCGGGGTCTACGCCAATGACGACACGACACCGCGATTCGTCATCAAGGGCGCCAAGGCCGGGATCGGCATCGTCACGCCGACGAGTCCGTTGCACGTCGTTGGTCTGACTAACTATGCGGACAATGCCGCAGCCGTAGCCGGTGGGCTGACGACGGGTGCGTTCTATCACACGTCAGGAACGCTCAAGGTGGTCACGTAGGTCATGGGGAACCGTTTCGTCTTCGATGGCCTCGCCGAACTCAAAGCCGCGCTCCGTGCGCTGCCGGCGGAGTTGACGCGCGAAGCCTCGAACATTATCGACGCCAGTGCAAACAGTGCCGCGGTTGAAATGAGGACCGAATACGGCAAGCACAACGTGACAGGCGAGATCCAAGGCGCCGTAGGAGTGGCGCACGTGGATGCTGGCAAATATTCGGCCGGAGCGGTTGTAAAAAATTCGTCTAAGCTCGCGGTCATCTTCGAGAACGGATCGCAGGCTCGACATACCGCTTTGGGTGCGGACCGAGGGTCAATGCCTGCTGCGCACGTGTTTGTCCCAATCATGATGCGGAAACGGCGCGAGATGTACAGGCAGCTTCGTGCATTGCTCGAACGAAACGGGCTCGTGGTGAGCGGATCCAATGAGTGACAGCAGCGACATCGACAACGCGTTGATCGCGAAGTTGGCCGCGGACGCCACGTTGCTGAGCCTCTGTCCCAACGGTGTGTATTGGGATGAGGCCCCGCCTCTGCCGCCAGCGTCCACACGCTTTGTGATCGTGTCAATGGTCGATGAGACCGATGAGCCGATGCTCGGCGCTCGGGCGTTCGAGACATCGCTCTATCTCGTGAAAGCCGTGATGCTATCGACAGCGGCGTCGGCCGGCGACATCAAGGCGGCAGCGGCGCGGATCGACGTCTTGCTGGATCAACAGCCGCTGACGGTGAGCGGCTACGGCGTGAGCCTCATGCGTCGAGACTCCCGCGTGCGGATGACGGAAGTGGACGAGTTCGACAAGTCGATCCGGTGGTTTCATCGAGGCGGCAGATACCTGGTGGTGGCGTCGTCATGAGGGATGTTTCGTGCGGCTATTGACCATTCATCCAGGGGCCAGTTCTTCAACGTCGGATGTTGCCGACGGCCTGTACTACGGGCTCGAGCAGCACGGCGTTGAACTGGTGCGCTATCGCCTCGATCAACGGATCGAGCGGTCGCACCGATGGCTGAACTACAACTGGCGACGGACGAAGAAGGTCAATCCAGCTATCGAGCGCCCTACGACGGCGGACGTGTTCTATCAGGCGGGAATCGGAACGTTGGAGATGGCCCTCCGGCATCAGGTGGACTGTGTGCTGGTGGTCAGCGCGATGTTCCTGCATCCCGACGTGATCATCATGCTGAAGCGGGCCGGTCTGCGCGTAACGGTGCTGTTCACGGAATCGCCGTATGACCAGGATCGCGAACTGAAGGTCGCGCGGCTCGTGGATGGCTGCTGGACCAGCGAGCGAACGTCGGTGTCGGCGTTTCAGGCTGTCAACCCGCGCTCAGCCTACTTGCCGCATGCCTGGCATCCGCTGCGGCATCTCGAAGGCCGTGCGGCGACCGCCTTTGACGTCCCAGCGCATGACGTCGTGTTCGTCGGAACCGGATTTCCCGAGCGGATTACCTGGCTGTCATCGATCGACTGGACCGGGATTGATCTCGGTCTGTATGGCAACTGGCAGCATCTCGGGTCGCGGCATCCGTTGCGGCGATTCGTCCGCGAAGGTGTCGTGGACAACGTGCGCGCGGTCGCGTTGTATCACCGCGCCAAGATCGGACTCAACCTCTATCGCGGTGGGGAACTGGAAGCGCAACGCGCGGAAAGTCTCAACCCGCGCGCCTATGAACTCGCCCGCTGTGGCGTGTTCACGCTGAGCACCTACCGCGCCGAAGTGGTGGATGTGTTTGGCGATCTCATGCCGACGTGTTCGAGTCCGTTCGAAGCGTCGGTGCTCCTACGTCGCTGGTTGGCAGATGAGGAGGGACGGACGCGAATCCAACGGGCGTTACCGGCTCGTGTAGCCGAGTCGTCATGGGTGCATCGGTCGGCCCATGTCATCGGGGATCTTCAGACGCTGCTCGGAGCCCGAGCGGCGTAGACAGGGGCACGAGTCATGTCACGGTACCACGGCGGCAAAGGACAGGTGCTCATCAGCACCACGGGAACGGGGACAGCCGTCATCGCTGTATCGCTCTCGAAGTGGTCGCTCGACAAGGCGACAGACAAGGTGGAAGTCACTGCCTTCGGCGACACCAACAAGCAGTACGTCCAGGGACTCCCGGACGTGAAGGGCACGCTCTCCGGCTGGTTCGACTCGGCCGATGATGCCCTCTTCGACGGCAGCGAATCGAGTGACGGCGTGAAGCTCTATCTGTATCCGACTTCACTCGCGCCGTCGATCTACCACTACGGACCGGCGTGGCTCGATGCGTCGATCGAAGTCGACGCCAAGGGCGCGGCGTCGATCAGTGGTTCGTTCGTGGCAAACGGCAGCTGGGGAAGGAAACCCTAGTCCGTGATGTTCAGAACAGTGACGGTCACAGGCGTTGAGGGAATGTTGCGATGGGGCTATCACCCAGCGGGCACGCTCGGCGCCTGGACCGTCGCACGAGACGGCACGTCGTGGACGCTCACGGCGGCCGTCGTCACAAAGAATGCCTTTCGGGTCTCGCAGCGGCCCTTGGCATTCGAGGTACGTCACGCAACGGGTGTGTGGCGGTGGCCGATTCAGTCGCTGCAGATTGCGGGCGCCTCGCTCACTGCGGTGCTTGGCCCGCCGGAGAAATGAATGTCTCGATTCGTCAAACCGGAAAGCAAGA